GTTATGAGCCGTTTGCTCTAACCGACTGAGCTAATGGTCCTTAAAAAGAGCCACCTTGGGGAAGGCGACTCAAGAGAAATTTAATAAGTGTAAGTTTATTCTAAACTAAGGGTTACAGAAAATCAAGCTGTTCTTAATATCCAGTACCCCAAGTATTGTCTGGGTTGCCATCATTTGGGCCAACTGGGATACAAATCCGAGTTCCGTTTGAATCAGAACCCCCTAACCAAACATAGCCATCGGCCACACGAACCGAATCATATCTAAATTGTGCACCTTTTGGCCACACGCCGTAAACTGGCGCATACAAACTAGGTGATCCAGTACGCAACACAATTCCTTCATTTACACCAATAGTGAATGTTTTAGCTGGTGTTGGTTTGCTGTTTTCCCAAAGCTCCGCAATATCACCATCGTTTGCATAACCTAAAAGTTTGCCGCTGTTTTCGATGCGATATAGATTTTTACGGCCATTTATTTTTTGTGTAATGGTTCCAACTTGAGTCCACAATGTGTTTGCATTGATATGCTGAGAAATTGGCGCATCTGGATTTTTGTAGATTGTTGTGAAGCGAACGTGCTGACCGACTTTATATTTTGGTTTATTAGGCTTGCCAGGATTTACAATAACTTCGCTACCATCTTCTGGAAGTCCAGTTTGTAAATCTTGTGCTAGTTGTGCTTTGCTAATTCCCCACTGTGCTAAATATCCGTATGGATCTGTATGATCCCCCCACCAATTTTTTGTGATCCAATCATGCGTCACAATTCCATATCCTGTTCCATCATCCAAGTCAAATGTTGCACCAATTTGTGTTGCTAAATCACGAATCAAATTGACATAGGCAGCATAGTCTTTCTTGAATGTTTCTTTATTATTCGTTCGAGCAAGTTCGATCTGTGCATATGCTTTTGCATTGGCTGTCGCTCCCGCTCCCCATTGAATCTGGCCAACTGGCGCTAACTGCTTCACGCGACCACCAGAACCGACAAAATATGAAACATAAGCGCTCGTCCAGTTGCGTTTCATATATGCCGTTTCATTGTCTAGACTGTTTAGGCCAACGTTGTTCCCATTTCCTGACTCGTGCAAGACAATTAATTCGTTAGTCGCATAACCTGGAAAATATCCGCCAAAATCGATAGGATCTTGTTCCACTTGATAAGCATCTGCGGCAGTTGGTAACAATAATCCTGTAACTACAACTAATGATAATAAAAACTTACTAAACTTTTTCATTTTAAAACCTCTTTCTTAATTTTTTATATAAAAAAAGAAGCCATTTTAGAATGACTTCTTAATTATCTCTATTTGAATCAACAAATCCTTCGCCAACAATATATGCAGCTAATAAGCCAATAGCTGCTACTAAAGTGACCACTTTTTCAGATGTTAAATCATCTACATTGAAAACTGCTAACAAAGCAATGATTACTCCTGTCACTGCAGCCCAAAACTTTCTGCTTGTGAATTTATGTTTCCAATTAATTTTCATTTAGCGCCTCCTAAAAATGTGCTTAACCAGTTAAATAAAATAGTTATTGCTCCGCTAGAAACAAATATAGCTAGTATTACTTTCCATATATTTTCAGTGTTAAGTTTTTTTAGTTCGTCTTTTCTTTCATCCGCTTCACTGTTTCTATTCAAAATAGCATTTAGAATTTCACTATTTTGCTCCATTTGCTTCATATTTTGTTCACGTAAGAATTTATTTGACTCATCTAATCTAACTAAATTTGCATTAAGTTGCTCTTGTAAAGTCATCGTTCGTCTATCTAAACGACCTATTTCTCTATCGTGATCACCAAGACGTTTTTCATGTTCTTTTACTTTTTGCTCTAACTCCAACTGACTAACCTTCTTTCCCTACAATCTCGTTAAACTCCTCTTCTGTAATGCATGTAGGTACAAATAGCTTTACTTCATCATCAGTATAAAGACCCCAATCATACATCAATTTAACATCATCAAAAGTAAACATTATTTAGCACCTCCTTTAAGTTGCTCATTAATTTTCCCTATTTCCCCAGTAATTTGTACAATGGACAACATTGATTTCGCACCAATCTCAGCTAGGTCATTTGCTTTAGCTTTCAAGAGGGTATTTTCTTTTTGGATATTAAGGTCATTGAGCATTAGCTTAGAATTTAGAAGAGCAAGATTATCTGCTTTAGCTTTTAATAATTCATTATCCTTTTCAAGGTTTTTATATAATATACTTAAATTATCCAAATTTTCCTTATCTAATTGGTTAGAAATTTCTTTCCATCTATTCTCAGATGGAATAAAAAATTGGTCTTCTAAATTGACGGTTGGTAAAGGAACTACATCTGTAAAAGGAACTTGCATTGGGAAATCATCAGATACCTGTAGCTCTTGCCCTCCAGTACGTCCATATTTCCAAATTTTTTTCATTTTTTGTTTTCTCCTTACTCTCTATAATATTTTGATTTTGCTTCTAGTTACTTCTGTTCCTGACTGATCATAACCAATCACCCATGCATTTTGAGAAGCCTTATTTATTTTAGTTCCTACCGTATACTTATAAAAACCATCAGATACTTTTAATTTTTCTCCTAACTGTCCATCAATTTCAACAGCTACATAATAAATTTCTCCTTTGTATGAACCTGAAACAAAATCTCTTCCCTCAGACAAATTATATAAGTTCACATAAAGCATATACTTAAATTTAGCATCTGGTTTTGGATCATTAGTATGCCAACTTCCGTATAGATAATGATTACCAAGACGGTCACTTCCGAATCGGATTCCTTTCACGTTCATCTCATATAATGCACCATAGTTACCTTGTGGGTAGGTGTATTGAGTTACTGTCAATGGAACATTCCAGAAACTCTCCCTCATGCTAAGATCAATTTTAAATCCATCAGGAATTTGAAAAATCGGAACAAAAGCAGTTTTTAGTTTGGTGACATCCACCACATTAACTCGTAAATAAGCATCAACTCTGTTTCCTTCTCGTGTAAGAAACATATTTGTTTCTTCCCTAAAAGAAGCTTTGTAGTCTGCTTGGACTTCATCAAGCCCAGTCTTTTGATAAAAAAATATATCTTCTTTCAAAGCTATTTCTGTACCATTTACTAATGGAATATCCGCAAATTCTTTAGTTCCGCCTATACGTTGAGGTTCAGTTAAATTCACAACATTCGGTTTAAATGCTACTTCTTTCCAATCCGTCCACTTTGAAGGAATACCACCAAATTGACGAATAACGATAGTCCTTTCCGTTTGAAATAGTTGTCTGACTCCTCCTGGGTCTTTACTAACGAACAAACTTCCAGAGTTTGGTAGCGGCTTGTTTTCAACTCCTGTAGCTGGAATCGAGTATATGCCAGGTTCTTTAGCATTATTTAAGTCTGTTATTTCAATACTTTTTCTTACCAATAAGCCGTTTTCAGCATCTGATTTATTGATGAATAGGTTATCTGTTTCTGTTTTACTATATGAACCAACTTGTGCAGAAGTAACTTTATGAGGGTTTTTATAATCAATCTTATGGCTCGTCAGGTTATCATTTACAGAAGAAGCACTAGCCATTGCAGCATTAGCATTATCATTGACTTGTTTAACTGAATTTGGAGTTGCTGCTGTCAATATATCCGTGCTCGTAACAGAGTCAGTCAGCTTCACGATCCCTTTTTTGGTAATTGTTGAATCTGGAATACCTGTAATTGTTGACCATGGTTGGGTGTGATTTTTTTCTGCTTTTCCATTCCAGCTATTTCTTTCTACATCTGTAATATGTCTAATGTTATCTTGATCATGCGCATCAAACTCAGATTTAGTTGCCTGCTTTTGATTTAGTACATTTCCTAAACCAACCTGAGTAGCTGTTACCGCATGAGGATTACTTATATTTGATTTATGGGCATTAAAATCTTCAATATGTGTAGCACTATCTTGCAATTCTTTTAAAGCTCCGTGGGTTCTGCTAAAGAACCAATTAAAATAATCAGCTGGTGGTTTTTGTGAAGCTTTCCAACCATCGCTAGTTAAGCTTTCGGGTGGTTTAATACCTGGTGCTAACCAAACAGGCAATTCCTTTGTAAATTTCATTTGCATTCTCCTCTCTTTCTACAGCGGCAGTTTATAATCATTTTCTGGAATAAAGACTCCTCCCAAAGTTCCTCCGATATTACCATCAATATCAGCGAATCCTTCTTTACTAATCTCTATATCAGTCGTACTTGAAAATGAAAAAGTTCCCTCCAAATTAACGTAGGCTACTCTAATGCCTCCAGCACTGATACTCTCGACAATTTGTAAAAATTGACTAATACTTAGACCCGAACTATTCAAGTAGTCAAGAGGAGCTTTTTTTATGATTACACAAGCAGGTTCTTTTTCATCTACCGTCTCATTAGCTGATATAATATGGATATCACTAGGATGACAATTTAAAGATGTCGCAATTGCATGTAACATTTTGTCGATTGATCCATCGCTTGTATTTCTAGCTACCTTTCCACGAATCAATACTCTATATATTTCATCAGTCGTTTTTCCTCTCGCTTGTCCAACATTAGCACCTAATTCATCTAGTCCTTTCCCTCGTGCTTCATCTATCGATCGCCAGTTTGCTACTTTATTCAGCAAATCAGTCAAGTCTTTAATTTCAAACTCAATAATTTCAAGAAGTTTTGAAATATTTGAATTTTCGCGATTGAATAGATCTGGTAAATAATCTCTAAGCTTTTTGGTCACTAGTAATCACCACATTCTCTGTTTTACATTCAGCTGACTCATTTGGATTCAGATTAATGTCTTTGACTTCGGTAGTTTCAGTAGATAATCCAATTTTTACATCAGCGACAACAACGCCTGGTATTTGATAAATTAATGGATAAATATAAGAAAATCTGACTACTTCACCCATAGTCAGATTGTTAATGTAATTATTTACTATAACTTTTATTTCTTCTTGTCCGTTTTTTTCAAATTTTGAATCTACTTGAATAGAAATATTCACAAAAATAGGAACAGATTTTGCATAATCAAATTTAACAATATGACTAAATCCTCCTAAGTCTTTTACTTCAACTTCCTGATTACCAACAGTGTCAATCCCAGCGGCAACACTTTTAAAAATTGCCTGCCCAATATCGTCTTTCACTCCACCTAAAATATGCACATGTACCGACTTGGGTGGATTACCATACGAATCAGTTTCCATTGTTTTATTTTCAACAACACTAGCGGTCCGTACCCCACTAACTTCTAGCAAAGCAGTTAGAATTCCGTTTATTGGCGGTCCAGGATTCCCACGAACAGAAATACCAATTCGGTCGCGATAGGCTTTATCTGTTTCACGTTCTGCCCCACCCTCAGCCCTAGCAGGGTTATTAACAGATGATATTTCTTCAGTAGGTTCCACTTGTACTATAATAGTATTAGCTGGTACGTTTGAACTAGCATTCTCTTCTAAAGAAATTGCGCGGCCTTTCCCAAATCCATTATCATCAATTTTGACTATATCAATCATCTGAAACATAACTTTATTTTCTGTTGAAAAACGTACGCCTTCATTAATGATGTAACCAGGTTTTCCTGAGAACTCCAGCTCAACCATTGCAACTGTAGCTGGATTTCTATAGATACCACTATTCGCACCTAAACGATCCAATGAAACCCCTGTAGCTTGACTTATGAAGCCACTATAATAAACTCTTTCAGTTAGTTCATGAGATATAGATAAAAACCATGCAACGATACGAATAATGATACCCAGAACAGAATGTCCTGAAACATTAACATCCGAACCAAACAAGGCTTTTGCCTTTTCAGACATATCATAGAGTATTTCATCATATGTTTTTCTTTTAAATCCATTTTCATCAAGCACGTATTACCACCTCCACTTCATCACCTAATGTTGATAGCATCTCCACTGTAATATTCAACTGTCTATTGTTTCTTACAATTTCTATATTTTCAATACTATTAATTCTAGGTTCTTGATCTAAAATCGCTTCTGTAATATCTTGTTTCAAGTAATCTTCATTGTAATTTTTTCCAAACATATTATCACTTTCTAAACCAACGGATGTATCTAATTTAAATTCTTCTAGTCGTATTGATAAGATCATGAATACACTTTGTGCAAGTTCTAAATCTCCTTCAACTAGTAAAATTCCATAGTCAATAAATGATAAGTCTCCATTGACTATTTTCAAATCCCTCATTAAGCAATCACCCCCATAATAACAGCGTCATTTTGACTATGCATTCTATCAGATGATAATGAATAATCAGCAGAACTTCTATAATTATCTATGTCACGATCACAAAAAACTACTACTACAACCGCTCCCTGTGAGATATCAGACTGACAATGCTTAGTGATCAACGCGTTTAGTATTAATGCTCTTTTGCCTCCATCTGATTTTAATGCCATTGGCTGAACATCAGCTCTTGCACCTTTTACAGTGACAACTCGACATAGTTGCATAACATTAATTTCTTTTAAAATTCTATTTTTAAATGATCGAAAAAAAGCTAAGTCAGTTTCTTTCATTAGGTTACCACCTCACACGTTGTAACAAATCGACTACCATCATAGGAGTGCTGGCCATTTTTTACATAAAAATTTCCTTTTACATTTTTTGAATCGATATAGACTGCTGTACCTGTAGTGATTTTATGTTGCAAAAGACACTCAACAGACCAACCAGTATAATCATGACTTTCAACTTTTGTTGGTTGGTTAATAAGTCCCGTTTCAGGACTTAATCTGTATCTCTCTTTATTTCCATCTCGAAAATTTTTAATTACAAGTTGACCTCTTTTAAAATATAGTGATGTGTCACAAGCTTTGGAAATCTCTTCTAAAACCATCATTGCTTGGCCATCAGCTGTGTAGCCAGACCCATATATTTTATTATTTTTTAACTTAATTTCTGACAAAGGAATATTTGCTTCCCTAGCAACTCGATTTATAATAGTATGAGCATCCGTTCCATTATTAAAAGTAATATTTACTTCTTTTTGTTCCGAGTAATCTTTACCTTCTAAAAAAGTAAATGTTGTTGCTCTATCTACTCCGTTTAGAACAGAGGGTTTTACTTCTGCTATCGTTCCTGACGTAATCACTCCATTTGAAGTACCTGCGTATCCTGCGTGGATATAGACTGGATTTCCTTTCTTAATAAAATCAATACTTTTTTTATTTAAATTGTATATTGTCACACTCACTTCAGATGGATTAGGTGAGTCAGAAAAAGGTGCTGTAAAGTGAATTTCTAACCGATCCAACCTGCCTGAATCAGCTCTTAGTAGAACTCGATTCTTCCCATTCTTGTCGTGTATTTCAATTTGTAATAATCGTTGCCATTGCGTATTTCCCATTTAATTATCTTCCCTTTCCAAACTTGGAACATTATAATTCGGAGGTAAATCATCTATATAAAGGAAAACCTGAATACCAAAATTTTCAAAAGTTATTTCTTTTGAAGCTCCCGACTCATCCATCGGCACCAAATCTGCTGAAGGTAAACGAGTATCTACAATGTCTTGCCAAAGTCTTTCATCGATTACCATACGCTCACCAATAGCTATCGGTGTATGATCTATGTCATATAGATCTACAGTAAAAAATTTTTCTGTTTGATTATAGTCCACCTCAAAAATGTAATTTGTATTACCTAAAGGTATTTCGAATTTTTCAGGTAATGAATATTTATCAATAGGAATATATGCTCTTAAAGACATTTAGTCACCTCATTTCACACGCGCACGAGCGCCTATGGGTATAAATCTATCTGGCCACTTGTTCCAATCTCTTAATTGCTGAATAGACGTACCATATTGTTGCCACCAACCCCAATAAGTATTTCCTGGCTGAACTGTCACATATACCGCATTACTTGGTTTCGAAGGTTGTTTTGCAACTGGCGGTTGTGGAATCTTCTCCCAAATAGTCTTAGCTACACGTATGGGTTGTAACGTAATTGTTATAGTGAAACCATTTTCCACTGTGTCATACCCTTTACTGATATCTTGTATAACTGCATTTTTAAAATATGATCTGCCTCGATAAACAATCCAACGAACATCTTTTTGCCATGCAACTAATGTATTGTAAGCTTGCTCTGCAGCGTTACCATTTTTAGCGAGAATCCAGCCACTAATTGTGACTGGACCGCCTGTATACATCATATTGTCAGTGATTGGTGCTCCTGATTCAACAGGATATTGAGATACATTAGCAGCACTGGTTACAGTCTCACTGACGTTTACAATCTCAACTTTAGATTTACCACTCTGAATGTATCCCATTAAACAACCTCTCCTGTTCCTAGAATATTAAGTAATTTTGCATACTCATCTTCTAATGCTTGTCTTACAGCCTCTTTAATATCACCAACAACAGATTTATCAGAATTATTCCCAACATTGATAGTAATATTAGGACTAAAATTAACAGATGGAGATCCTTGATTAAAGAGCGCTTTAGTTTTTTCATGAGGATGTACAGTTCCAGCTGTATCTGCTTCGAACAATTCTGGTCCATTCTCTCCTACTAAAACTGTTTCACCTTTTGAAGGGCGGCCTCCCTTTGCATAAGCCCTTAATCTATGACCTGTTGGTCCCCATCCAGAATGTCCATACGGCAAATCTGTTCTCCAATTAGAATTATTGAAAAATGCCATTAGTTGATGGAAACCATTCATTATATTTTCATATCCACGTACTTTATATGCATCAAAAGTTTGAGGAATGTACTGAAGCAATCCTCGAGCTGGGTTTCCACTAGCTGTATTTACATCCCAAACAGCAGAACTTTGAATAATACTTTGGTTACCACTAGACTCCCTCTGTATTTGAGCTAAAATGC